AATGAACAAATAATTGCGGATGTATTATCAAGCGTTAAGGTTACTCGCGGTGAACTAAAGCAGATGGCGGCGGATGGATTGATTACGCCTGAGATTATGGCAAAAGCACTGGCTGAACTTGATAAACAAAAAATACCAGATCCAACGCCATTACAGGTTCTAGGTAAAGCGATTGGCGATCTATCGCGAGAGATTGGAAACAACTTAAATCCTGTGATGATTCCGCTAGCTTCAGGCGTGGAATCTCTGGTCAAAGGCTTCACATCACTTCCCGGACCCGTGAAAGCTGCGGCTGTTGGCCTGGGATTGTTTGCAACTGGTGTTTTGGCGGTCGGAGGCCTTGCCCTATTTGGCAAGCAGGTTTGGGACGTTGTGAGCGGTCTCAGGGCCATGTCTAGCGCAGCCAAAGCCGCTACCGCAGTCAAGGACATTTCAAACCTCGGCCGGACTTCACTGAACCCGTTCCAGGTGAAACAACTGCCGACGGTCCAGGCGCCCCGTCCAGGATTGTTCAATGGACTGTTGAAAGAAATTGGCACGGTCGCCCGTGCTCTCGGGGGGCTCACCCTGGAAGTGGGCCGTTTCGCGGGCAAATTCATAATCGAAGCCATCCCAGCCGTCGGGCGCCTGGGCTCCACCCTGGCTGGCCTGAAAATTGGCGCCACCATCGCCGGATGGGCTGGTGCGGTTGGCCCTGTGGTGGGGGGCATCACGGCAGCGCTGGGCGGTCTTTTGACGTGGATGGGAACCACATTCGTGCCGTCAATGGTGGCGTTTTTCTCTGGTCCTGTTGGATGGGTGGTGCTTGGTGCTGCAGCTCTTGCAATTGCAATTTATGCGTTCCGAGAACCTATAATGGAATTTGTCACCTGGGCAATGGATGAAATCGGCAAGTTTTGGAACAAGTTAGTGGACTGGGTGTATGAAGAAAAAATCAAGCCATGGGTTGATCTGTGGAACAATCACCTGAAGAAACCGATCACTGATTTTGTGTCTGACATCAAGAAAAAGTTTGAGAACGCTTGGAAGGCAATCGTAGATTTTGCAAATAAAGATTTTAGTAAAAAATGGGCTGACGTTTGGACAGCCCTTCAAAAAGCACCCGAAAACGTAACGAATAACGTTACAAAATGGTTTACTGATGCCGCAAATACTATCTCCAACTATTGGGGGCTGGTTGCAGGCGGCCTTCAACGAACCTGGGACAACGTCACGAAATACATGGGCAACGGCTGGCGCCTCATGATGGGTGGTGTCAGAAGGGTATTGAATGACATCATTGGACTATGGAATTCAGTTGCTGACACAAGGCTTGCCGGGCTTGCACGGATACCACGAATGAACCCCATCCCGGAACCGCCACCAGTTCCAGGGTTTGCCAAGGGCGGATATGTCGATCGGCCGACCCTCGGATTAATCGGCGAAAATCCACGCAACCCGCGCGAGTACGTGATACCTGAGGGCGGCATGGACCGGGCCGCTGCAGGCTGGCAGGCGGGCCTTCGAGGGGACGCACTGGTGAACGCTTGGCAATCGCCGGGCCTCTCCCCCGGCAGCTCCATGAGCCCCAGCCCCGTCGGCGCCACAGGTGGCCTGGCCGCCATGGCAGCCCTGGGGGACGTGAGCGTCAGCACAGGGCCGATCCAGATCTCCGTCACCGGGGGCTCCGTCACCCTGCCCGATGGCCGCCAGATGGTGTCGCTCCAGCAGGCTCAGGAAATCGCCAGGGCAGCAGTCCGCGCGGCGGCACCGGCGATCGTCACCGCGTCGGCACAGGCAAGCGCCAGGATGCTGGCATCTGCTGCGGGCCGCGCAGCGCTGGGGATCTCATGACCGCCGTTTCCGTAGCGTTCCTGGACCTGACCACCCCTCAAGGGGCGACGATGGTGCGCTGGCAATCGCGATGGATCGGCTCGACAGTCACACACGAGGGCCAGGCCTGGTCCTACGTGGACGTGGATTGGAATGCAGTCGCATCTGGCGCTCAGTCCGATGCCGCCCAGGTGGCGTTGACGTTTGTTGGGCTGCCTAGCACCCTCGCCATGCTCCTGGACGCTCAGAACAACGGTTGGCGGGGGCGTCTGCGGGTGTTTTTCTACCCGGTCGAGGATGACGGACCATCGCCCCCGGCGTCCATGGTGCTGACGGCGTCTGCCCAGGGGCTGGTGTCGGTCGAGAGTTACAACATGACGGAGATTCAGGTGTCTTTGATCTCAGCTCAGATTCCGCTGGGTGGGGCAGCATTCCCTCCCAGGAGGGCCGATCAATCGCTGATCGGAATCCCCTGCGTGCTGGTGGAATGAAAAATGGCAAAAAGATCTAGCGGCTTTGTTGCCCGATTGGCGGGAAAGACTCGCTACACCTACAACCTACCCAACTTACAAGCCGAAGGTATTCTTGAGTCTCCTGAAGAATTATTCGGCCCTGGTGGTTTACAGCGAATAGCAGAGCAAGCAAAAAATAGCATACAACAACAGAATCAACGTGACAGCAGCACGCGCACGGCAACCGATGCCAGCGCGGCTGCAACCGGACCGCTCACGCAGCCGCAACGAGCCATGTCGTTGAGCGATCCTATCCCTGTGGTGTTTGCAAGGCGGCGCACTGGCGGCACCGGCGGCGTGCTGGTGTTCCCGCGAGCAACGGAAGCGCAGTTCAGCTCAGACGGCGCAAACCTAACCGCGCGGTATCACTGCATTCTCGGCGATGGACAGGTAAGCGGCGTGCAAGTCCGCGACGTCAGAAAAGGTTACGTCCGCGAGGGAACATTCAGCCAGAATTACAATCAACGCGCAGGAGCATGGGCGCCGGGTAATCGTCTAACAAATCTGCAAGGAATCAATCCATCTGACTATCCGTTGCAGTGCGGCGGCGGTGGTGATTACACTGGCGTCAGCACAATTGAGTTTTCTAGCACGCATCCATTTAATTCTGATCGCTGGAAGCAGACGTGGTCAGCATTCGTCAGGGGTGGAATCAACCTGACCAGAATCCATGACAACACCTACGGGCCGACAGACAACATCGTCGATCTGGTCACGTGGGCAATGATCAACTCCGGAAGAATGACCGCAGCAGACATTGATATGGATGCAATGCTTAAAGCCGCAAGATTTATTGAAGTCAATCAACTGTTTTGCAATGGAATTTTTGACACTCGTTCTACCCTGCCCGACTTTCTGCTGGCGATTTTGCCAGCGTTCCTCCTGCGGGAGACCACCATTAACGGCCGTTTTGCGCTGGCGCCCCTGCCGCCTGTCGCCTCTGACGGCACTTTGATCACAGGCCCCCTGAGACCTACTTGGATCCTCACCGAGGAGGTGATCGCCCCTGGGTCGGTGGAGGTTCGCCCCTCGAGCGCGGCCACCGCCGCCCCCCTGGAAATCTCCGTGGGCTGGCGACAGCAGACCAGCGACGTTGAGCCCCCGCTGGATCGGGACCTGATTGTGGGCGTCTCGACGGATCTCACGCCCCTGCGCGAGGAGTGGGACCTGCGGGGGTTCGTGACCTCGGAGTCTCATGCCGCGCTGGTTGGCGGGTGGCGCCATGCGGTCCGGACGATCGGGGCGGCAACCGCGAGGGTTGAAATCCTGCGTGGTGCCCACACTGGCTACATGCGCCAGGGGCAGGTGCTCCATCTGTTTCTACAGGTGGTTCCTGAGATTGAAGCGGCCGGGCAAATATCCGGCTACTGGTTCGTGGAGCAGGTCAGTCTGAACCCTGACGGCTCCGAGTCGCTGGATCTCAGCGCGTGCCCTGTCGATGCTGAAGGGCAATGCCTGCTGACAACGCGGGCGTTGGCGTTCCAGGCAGCAGCGCCAGGGATCGCCTTGCCTTACCCAGTGGTGGGAGTGAGTGACCTGGCAGGACGCGCGGCGGACAGTTCGGTCCCGGCAGCAGCCACGAATCCATCGATCATTCCGCTGTCTCGCGGCGGCGCTGTTGAAATGGTGGCCAACTTCAACCGCTCAAGCCTGCCCCCTGCAGGGCCTCCAAGCACGCCACCGGCACCCCCCACAGATGGAGGTGGAGGCAACGGCGTGGTGGATGGTGGTGTTGGGCCGATGGCTGAGGTAATTCAGGCGGGGGGAGATCCAACGGGTCCAAACCAAACCAAGGGCCGCGGCCATTCAGCGCCATGGCCGCGTGTTTATTATGATAATTCACTACCAGGGGATACTGCTACCGTTTGCGAATATGGCGAGGGGATTACGGTGATGAATGTGAGCGGTTTCGCCCTTGGCGCCAATCCGCCCGGAACTACTGGATTTACGGCAACGGTTCAACCGCCTGCGATCAAGCGTGAATTATCGGCAGCTGAATTGGTTACGATTGGCGGGACCCCAACTTTTGTGGTTGATGGCGTAACTTACTTCGTGAGATGGTATGAGTTGATTTACAATAGAGCGATAGAGATAGGCGATAGTGGAAGTTATACGATTGAGCAAAACCAGACTGTGATTGGAGATACTGATTGGGTTGATCCAGATACAAACGAGGCGGCAGCTCTGACGATTACATATGATGACCGCGCCTGCAATGACAGGTCTGAGGGCGGAAACGTTGAAGGAGGTTGGGCATGAACTTCCCACCCTTTCGCCCGGTTGAGTATGGCGGCCTGCAGGCCGGAACGTTCCCCAGCTCAACCGCCAAAGCAATCAGCGGCCGGACCTCCGACACCGCTTTTTCAGAGCTGGAAACAAACAGAACAACCTCGCTACAGTTTCAGCTAACACAAGATGAATGGCAGCAGATAATTATTCACCACGAGGAGAAAGGAACTGTTCTGTCTTTTGGCTTCGCCACAGAAACAATACCAGCCGCGTTTACGCCTACTGGCTATCGCTGGCGATATACAGAGGCACCACAAGTTGATGACTCTAAGAAAGACCTATTCATTGTTACATGTAGCTTTCGGGCCGACTTTTATCCGAGTTTCCGGCAGGGCGCAGCCACCCTGCCGTGGTTCATGCGGGCGATCGAGACCGCTCCAGCGTTCGTCCCCACATCGCCCCCCCCTCCTCCGACGGTCACGGTGGAGGGCCTCGCAGCGGGCAACACCAACCGGGGCCTGGTAGACGTCGCCGGTCTGGAGCTCGGGGCCAGCTGGGAGTTCAGCCTCAACGGCGGGACCAACTGGACCACCGGGGGGCAGGACCCGACCTTTCGCCTCCCTGAGGGCTCCTACGCCGCTGGGGCGATCCGGGTGCGGGGGGTGAACGCGGCCGGGCCTGGCACCGCCACCCAGAACGCCTCCAGCATCACTGTCAACCCATCAAACAGTGTCACCGTGGCGTTTTCGGCCGGGGCGGGCGCCACAGTGACGGGCACCGTGGCGCTTCCCCGGCTCGGGGAGCTGTTGAGCGCCACCAGCAGCTCTGCCGGGTGGCTGCGGCTCTACAGCTCGGCGGCGGCAGCGGCGGCTGATTCTGCCCGCCCCCGCACCACGCAGGTGGGGACAGCGGCGGGGATCAATGCTGACGTGATCTGGCCGGCAGCGCAGAGAATCAACTTCTGGCCGATTTATGACGTCTGCAATACCGAAACACCAGCGACCAATACCTACCAGTGGCGCTTCACAAATGACGGCACAACGGGTCAGATAGTGGTAACATTTATCTACTATGCCAAGATCCCGTAATGGCCGTTACAGTTAGCTCTTATACCCTAAACCCAACTTATACGGCAACGCAGTTTGCAAATGCATTTCGAGACGCGCTTATTGCGTCCGGACACATGACCGCGTGGTATGACAGCTTTTCCAATGGTGCGCTGCAACATCGTGTACTTGAGATCACCTATGACGCCAGCAAGACTTACGGGAAGACTTATTACTGGTTCATTTTTAGCGGCGCAAACATGTTTATTCACATTACGACAGGATGGAATGTCACCAGTCATATCCCAGCGGGACAAGGCGGTGCGGGCACGATCTATTTAGACTGGCTGTCAACTGATACCAGCACCGCTGACAACCATCTGAGGCTTGCGGATCTCAATGCTTCCAGTACATTGACAATCAAGCGTTACACTTATGGGACTTTTACGGTTTTCTTGTTTGTTAATGGAACAACAAAGTATACTTTGTTCATTGATAGAACAGCTCCCTTAAGCGCTTTTGTTGACTTTGACAAAGAAATTCATGTAGGCGCAATGTGGCTCAGAACAAGAATCCCATCAAACTCAAATGTTGCTCTGGCTTCTTTTCAATCGCTTCCCTTGCGTTTAAGGCGAACGCATCTAGGCAGCATGATGAGAAACGAAACAGGAAACTACGGAGCGAACATTAACGCATCGCCTCCTTATGACATAGTCACAGGTGGCAACATGCTGTTTGTTAATCATGTTTACGCAGCGGCTGGCAACGAGACCAGTACGCCCTATGAAAATTACGGCACTGGAAACGTCCCTTGTTTTTTCTTGCCAATTAGATTTAATAATGTAAATCCTGCTTACGCCGCAGACATCAAGCCAGCTTATGAAGGCTTGATCCTATCGCCCTATTCTGCTCTAGCTTTGCCGGTTTCGGCGTCAGGGGGGGAGTTCGTAATTTATCCCATATACAACAACAACGGTCTGGAAGTTGGCGCGACAGTTGTTGTCACCCCTGGCGTTGAAGAGTACGAAATCATATCTTGCGCAAATTCTTTAGTAATTAACACGAGGCCATCCATCGCAATCTGCGCCAGGATCGTTTGATGGCAACCTCGTTATCCGTTTCTGTTCTAACCCTGGCAGCACGTAGCGAGGCTGGTGGCGTCAAAACCGGAACAGTGTTCTCCTCTCAGATTGATCCGGGATCATTTGGCAGCCGTCGAGCTGCAACGGTTGAAATCGTAACTCTTGCAGCTCGTTCAAACATCCCCGCTGTGGTCTACGATTTGTTGACCACAATTATCTCAGGCAGCAACTGCCCTCCTGTGCCACAGGTGCCACTGGAAGGCCAACGTTACCCAGGCCACTACGTAT